CCGAGGCCCGGAACTTAATAAGCTTATAGGAGGTAGCTTAACGAGCGACCACTGTATAAGCGACGAAAAGACAGCCGCTTTAGATCTAGACTGCGACGTATTTAACGGAAAGACCAACGCCCAGCTTTTTAACTATATAAGAACTACTAGAGACTTTAAGCAGCTTATTTGGGAGTTTGGAGATGAGAATAACCCGGACTGGGTACACGTAAGCTACAGCACCGACCCTACACTAAATAAGAGAGAGGTACTACTAGCTAAGAGAGAAGGACGCCGTACAGTATATGAGTACTATAAGGCGAAATAAAATAATAGAGGTAGTAGTAGGAATGCCAGTAGGCAGCAGGCTACCCGTAAGAGACTTAACCGCTATACCGACACTACACGAAGCTAATAACACTAAATACCTAAAAGGATGCTTAAAAATAACGAATACTTATATAGAGAAGCTACGCGCCTCACAGCTCGAAAAAGACTTAAAGGGATTAGTTTAGATAGCTTCGAGGAGTTTAGCAGGTTATGGGACTCTAGAGAATATAACCTAGCTAACGAGATAAGAGTAGAAGCTAAAGACGAGAAACTTTATAGCGCCGTTAGCTTTATGAATCAATACACCGATGACTGAAGGCGACCTATTTTATAAGTTTAAAGAGGCTTACTTACCTAACCTAAAGATAGCTATAGACAGCTATAGCGTATTCGATGCTATCTGCCACGACGCGCAAGTAGTAGTAGAGTTTAAGTGCAGGCGTGCCCACTATAACGAATTACTAATAGAGTGGCCGAAGTATAGCGCTCTACTCAATAGAGCAGCAGACCGAGGCTATAGACCTATCTACGTTTGCTCTACGCCTTTAGGAGTTTGGGCCTGGGACTTAACCCACATCGACCTAAGCTGGTTTAAGAAGGAACTACCTAGGCAGACCGACTTTAATAATAAAGAGATAGTAACGAAGACTATAAGCTACCTAGACCTAGAAGAAGGTAGCTACTTAAATAAAATAAAGGTATGAGAAACAAAGTAATAGACGAGGTACTAGAGACTAACGCTAAGCTATTCCAGCAGCTAGGTACCGACAGCACTAAGGCAGCTGTAGCAGCAGCTAAGGTACAAGAGCGTAAGAACCTACGCGCTGTACGTGCAGAGGATCCGGAGCTAGTAGATAGACTGCTATACGCTAGCGATAAATAGAATGCCTTATATACCAAAGAAAGGAACGCCTAAGCCTTGGATGGCTAAGCGCAAGACCTTTGCAGGTAACAAAGGAGAGGACGCCGACTTTTATAATAGTAGAGACTGGCGTAAGCTTCGGGCTTATGTGTTAGCAGGTGAGCCACTGTGTAGAGAGTGCACAGCTGTAGCTACTGTAGTAGATCACATTACACCTATTAGATTAGGCGGCAGCAAGTGGAGCCACGAGAACCTACAACCTATGTGCACAAGCTGCCACAATAAGAAGAGCAGAAGCGAGCGCGGGCAATAGTATACCCAGGGGGTATCTAAATGTAACAGCTAAACGGCTGTACATCGACGCGTGAGGCCACATTTTTACGTTGTCAATTGTGGTTCAGAAAGTGCGATATATAACAAAGTGTTAAAAATTTAACAAATGGCGAGGAGACCAGTACCTCAAGAATTAAAGAAGAAGCGAGGCACGGCGCGTAAGGATAGGGCGCCGGAGAACCCCGTAAAGGTTACAAACGCTAAGCCCGCGAAGACTACCCCCAGCTTTTTAAAAGCTAAGGGAAAAATGATGTACGAGCGTAGCGTAGGGCACCTGCATAGTATGGGGCTCTTAAGTACGGTAGACGACACCAGCCTAGAGCTCTTAGCTATGGCGTACCAGGAATGGTACAGCGCAGAGCTTAGGCTACAAAAGGAAGGCCGTATATATGAAACCTTCGCAAGTAATGGGGCTAAGGTTCTAAAGCCGCACCCGGCCGCAGCTCAAAGCGCGGACGCGTGGCGGCGTATTAGAATGATGTTAATAGAGTTCGGGCTAACGCCCGCGAGTAGGTCCAAGCTAGAGCGCCCGGAAGGCCGCACCCTAGATATAGACGACATTATAGAAATGTAATGCAAAAAAACACACTACATAACCAGGACTTTCTAGCTAACGACTTACCCGACGGCTGCGCCGATTTAATTATAGCTGACCCGCCATATTTTGAGGTAAAAGGTGAGTTTGATTATATATGGCCAAGCTTTGAAGCTTATCTAGAGGATGTAAAAAAGTGGGCGGTAGAATGTAAAAGGCTTTTAGCTGATAATGGAACTTTGCTTTGGTACGGAGACGATAAGCGTATAGCCTACGCGCAAGTAATTTTCGACGAGCACTTTAACTTATTGAATAGTTTAGTATGGAATAAGGGCGAGAATTTTATGGGGCTAAACCACAGCGAAGAACTTAGAAGCTTTGCGCCTTGTACTGAGAGGCTTTTGATGTATGATCAAAGAGGGCAAAAGACTGGAGGAGAAATTGTATTTGAACAGTTTTTAAAGCCTAAAAATCCTTTTAGCGCTTATTTGAGATTAGAGTTTGAAATAGCAAAAGTAAATAACAAGGAAATAGCTAAACTATTTCCTAGCAAAACCGGAGGACTTACGGGCTGCGTTAGTAATTGGCTAAACGGGGATAATGTTATAACTAAAGAGCAATACCTTAAAATAAGAGGATACTTAAAAGGAGAATACTTACGCAAGGAATACGAAGAGCTACGCAAGGAATACGAAGAGCTACGCAAGGAATACGAAGAGCTACGCAGGCCTTTTAATAATATATATAAGCTTAGCGAGGTGCTTAATTTTAGGAATGAAGCTAATAAGAATGCACAGTATAAGCACCCTACACGAAAACCGGAAACTTTAACCCGTGCTTTAATAGAAACCACTACAAAGAAAGGCGCTACTATTATAGTACCGTTTGCCGGTAGCGGCACGGAGTGCGCCGTAGCCTTAAAAGAAAGCCGCAGCTTTATAGGTTACGAAATAGATAAAGAACACTACAAAACAGCTCTAAAAAGAATACAGCACGCTAAAGAGCAGCCCCTTAAATTATTCTAAATGTACGACCAGCACAAAGCAGAGCGCGTTATAAAGTTTATAGAGCGAATTACAACCCACGTAAAAGGAGAGCTAGCTAAGCAGCCCTTTAAGCTAGAGCCCTTCCAAAAGGAAGTAATAAGCGATATATTCGGTAACGTAAATGAGGACGGCCTGCGCATTACGCGCGAGGCCTTCCTCTTTTGGCCGCGTAAGAATGGTAAGACCAATTTCTTAGCAGCTCTAGGGCTTTACTTATTGGTAAGCGATAACGAACCCGGCGCAGAGATTATAGTTTGTGCAGCGGATCGCGGCCAGGCTGGAATGATTCACGAAATTCAAAAGCAAATGGTACTCCAGTCTCCGCTACTTATGGAGAAGGTAAAGGTATACCGTAATAGCATCGTAGCTAAAGACGGGAGCTTTATACAAGCGCGTAGCGCTGACGCTGACACGGCCCACGGTTATAACGCGCACGCGGTTTTATTTGATGAGCTCCACAGCCAGCCAAACCGTGAGCTTTACGATGTAATGAAGACAGCGAGCGGAGCGAGAAGGCAGCCGCTCTTCTTTAGTATTTCCACAGCTGGAAGTAATAAGGAAAGTATATGCTACGAGGTTTACGACTACGCTAAGAAAGTAAGGGACGGTATTATAGAAGACCCGACCTTTTATCCGCATATCTACGAGGCAGAGCCGGACGACGATATACTTAGCCCGGAGACTTGGCGCAAGGCTAACCCCGGTTACGGCGTAACGATAAAGGACGACTATATAAAGGCGCAAGCTCAAAAGGCTAAAGCGCTAGTAACTTATGAGAATACCTTTAGACGCTTACACCTAAACCAATGGACGACTAGCGAGGTAAGATGGGTTAGCGACGAGGACTTTATGAGCTGCGCGGAAAGCTACGAGCTCGCAGACCTTCAAGATAGGGACTGCTACGCGGGGCTCGACCTTGCGAGTACTGAGGATTTAACGGCGTTAGTGTTGATCTTCCCGCCGGTATATGAAGGCGAACCTTTTAAGACGGTGGTTTATAGCTGGGTAACTGAGGCAGCAGTAGAAAGGCGCCAAGGTAAAACGGGTGCCGACTATAATAAATTCATAGGTAAAGGCGAGCTAACGGTAACACCGGGCAACGTAACCGACTATAAATATATTAGCGAGGCTATTTACGAAGCTGCGGAGATGTTCAATATTAAGGCGATAGCTTACGATAGATGGAACTCTAGCAGTTTAATAGCGGAGCTTGCAGAGGAGGGCTTACCGGTAGAGCCATACGGCCAAGGCTTCGCTAGTATGAGCCCAGCGGTTAAGCAGTTAGAAATATGGATAAGGAGCAACCAAATAGCCCACACGGGTAGCAACCTACTAAGGTGGTGCGTAAGTAACGTGCAAGCTAAAACGGATCCGGCAGGAAATTTAAAGTTTGATAAAAGCAAAAGCTCCGATAA